CATTCCGAATTAGGGATAGTTCGGAACCCGAACAGTCGCATTATCGGGTGGGATGCAGTAGTGTCCCACCCACGAAAGGAAGAACATGGACCCCGACCTGATGGACATGCTCTGCATGGATGATCGAGGGAATATCTGGGATTGCTCAGATGGACAGGAGGAGTATGTGGATGACCGCCCATGCGCCCAGCCGGGGTGGGTGATGGACTGGGATGCCATGAGGGCGTGCCACGAGACGTGCGCAAGAGAGCACACCGGATTCGATAACGTACTCTGCAACGACCATTGCGAGTGGGAGTTCTGTTATGAAAAGTGAGGAGAAAGTATGGCGTGTCGTGGTCGAGTGTCACGTTCAGGTGAAGGCCCCGAGTATTGGTGCTGCGAAGGCAGTCGCAGAGACGGCGATCAGGACAGCGTGCGAGGTACACCCGCTCATGTACGCTGACTCCCCGTTTGTGTTCGATGAGGAACTTACCCGCAACAGCTTCCTCGCCGGGAAGCCCAAGCGAGTCGCCAACGGACAACCTACGCGATGACCGAACGATTCACCATTGACATAACCGGACGGTTCGAGGTTGAGGCAGAGACCGCCAAGGAAGCACGAAGGTACGCCCTGAAGTCCCTGTCTAACGCATGGAAGAACCAGAGGCTCGGTGATGACCGGCTCAAGCTGCCCTTCAGTGAGTGGGGCTTCTCGATCGCCAACGTTCACCCTACGCCAGCCGGAACCATCGAACGTTTAGTGGCGCGACGCGACCAGGAGGAAGGCCGTCGCCCCGGATATCTAGAGAAAACGACACAGGCGTACATCGACTCGCTTGACACCGAGTAGTCAAGCATGTACACGCGCACGGGCGCGCACGCACGCGCGGTGAATATATATA